GCATTGGCGGGCGTTTTAGTTTATCGGAGCGCGGCGCGGCGCGGCTTGGCAGGCCAAACAGTCTGCAAAGCCTTTGTTTGTGCGGTTTCTATGTGCGTTGCGTGTATTGGCGCGGCTTGGCAGGCTTCGGGATGCGTGAAGCCTTGCACAGTGCGGCGCGGCGCATGGTATAGGCTGCAAAGCCTTATGCGGCGCGGCTTTGCGTTATGGCGCGGCGCATAGAATCGGCGGCGCGGCGCGTGTAATAGGTACTAATTCGCTAAAAAATAGGGTGTTCGGGCATTGTTTGCAGTGTTTGCGGCATGGTTTGGCAGGGTTTCACGCCTCACGCATCATCCGCGCATAGTCTTGGGCGGTGTAGTCAACCGCCCCGCCTTCGGTGTAGTGCCTATAAATGCCCGTGGCCTCTAATGAGGTTTTAAGGGAATGGCAGTGAGGGCAGAGACTTTGCAGCCTTGCACGTTTAAAAGCAAATTCACCCACCGCCCGCCACGCAATAACGTGGTCAACGTGCGCCGCCTGCACAATGCGCCCTTCTAACTTGCAAGACTGGCAAAGGGGCTGCACTGACAATTGCGCCGCCCTCATGGATAACCACGCCGCCGTTTTATATGGCGCGTTATTTTCCCGCCTCTGTGCGGTTTGCTTGGGTTTGCCCCCGTGGGTTTCGCAATACGCCGAACCCGCCACCCGTTCGGACTTACACCGCAGGGCTTCGCACTTAGTTGGTTTGGGTAATGTAGCCATTCTCACATTATCCACACCCCGCGCACTTATCCACACTATCCACACTCCGCACCGTTTAGGTGTGTAAACGGTTTACTTTGGTGCATCATGCACCATTAGTGGTTTTTAATACTTCCCCTCTAGTATACTTTTCTAAACCTTACGGTTTCAATTTAGGGGGTTTAAGCATTGGCACACATCCTGCAAATATAAATTGACCGCGCAATGAAGTGCGGCACAAAAAAAGGGGTTATCCACAATGCAACAATTTGAATTTGAACTAATCAACAAACGCACCCGCAGGATTGAACAAAAACGCGCCACCGCAGCCACCGCAGCAATTGCACGCGCCCAAGTGGTTTTAATGTACGGTTTGCAGTTTGAAGTAGGCGCAATGCCTTGCAACGAATACGCGCCGCACGAATTTTTGGGTGAGATTAACTGCGCGGATTATCCAGAGGGCGAATTGCCCCTTTTATGGCTAATGCGCGAAGCCGCAGCAATTGAGGGGGTGGCGCAATGAAAAAAACGGCATTAGATTTATTGACCGCAGCCGCCATAACGTGCGCACTTACTCTGTGCGCCTTGGCATATTTTGACATTCTGACTAAGTAAAAAGGGGAAAAAATGTATATCCAACACAAAACCACTGGCGAAGTTTTCGACGTTTCTACACATTGGGGCGAAGACTACACGGAATTAACCAAGGCCAAGGGCGCGGAAATGTACCGCGACCAAACGGCGCGAGACTTGCGAAAACTAATCAAGGCAGGCCAAACGGTTTACACCTCATGCGACCACGTTTCAGCGTCTGGAATGACGCGCCACGTTAGTTTGTATGTGGTCAACAAAGGCGAGATTATCAACATTAGCCGCCGCGCCTCTATCGTTACGGGCTGGAAACAATCAAAAAATGGCGGTTTAGTGGTTGGCGGGTGCGGTATGGATATGGGGTTTCATACTGTCTACACCTTGGGGCGCTATTTGTGGCCCAAGGGTACACGCAAACCACACGGCACACGCAATGGCACACCCGATAAAGACGGCGGCTATGCGTTGAAACATTCTTGGCTATAAGGGGGAAATGATGCAAACCGTACAAATTAACCTTTACACCATCGAAGAACTGCCAACAGAAACCGCTAAAGAACGGGCGCGGGACTGGTGGCGAAGCCTTGGGTATACACCTTGGCGTGATGAAAGTTTAGAAAGTATTAAGGCATTTTGCGAGCGTTTCGGCGTTACGTTAAAGGCTTGGGAAGTTGGCGCATATTCCCGCCCGTACTTTTCCACAGATGCGGAAAATTCACATTTTCGCGGGTTGAAGGTTTCGCAATTCAGCCCTGACCATTCGCCAACGGGCTATTGTTTGGACTGGCCTTTGTGGTCTGTGTTCTTTCATTCGTTCAAAAGAACGGGGGACGCTAAAGCCGCATTTGTCGAAGGCTTAACAGAGGGTTTTAAATGTTGGGCGGCTGATTTGGAAGACCAAGATTCGGCGGAGTACATCGACGAAACTTTATCTGCGAACGGGTACACATTCACCGAAGACGGCGAACGCTTTGACGCATAAGGGGCAAAAAATGAAAAACGGCACGATTGACAAACTATGCGCGGCAATAAATGAGGCGCGGCGCGTGGTTTACCCTCAAAAGGGTTATTTGTATTTTGCAAACATAAAAGGGGACGGCACACGCCGCCGCCGTGTTTACATGATAACGAATGAGGCAGGCGGCGTAACTGCCATTCACAATGGTAGCTACCGACAAACCGCGAAGAATCTGCGCGAAGTGTTGGCGGTTCAATCTGTTTATTAAGGGGCAGAAAATGACACAAATTAAAATTGGCAATGTTGGCGCACTTACAAACGGGGTACGGGGTTTGTGGCGGGTGTTGGCGGTTGACGGTGACACCCTCACAATTGAACACATTAGCGAAGGGCGCACACTGTCAACCTTTGCTGAATGTTTTTGGCCTTTGCTTGATTCGTTTGCACCCTAATTAGCAGCCCCAAGCATTCCCCGCCATTAGTGCGGGGATTTTTTGGGTTTGCTAAGTTAGTTGGCACTTACACACAAAGGGCGCACAGTTTGCGCGGGTAGGTTTGCAGCCTTTGCAGGGCTTGGCAGGGTTTGAGGGTGGCGCGGTGTGTCACTGTCAATCTGTGCCACGAATTGAGGGCAAACGCAAAGGCCACGGGGTTTTGTGAATTGGTGGCCTTTTGAACGGCGGCGCAATTGCTACCCCTTGCACGTTTGGCAAACGGTAAGACGTTTGGCAGGCGGTTAGGGTGTGGCAGGCGGTGCGGTTTTGGGGTTTGGCGGCGCGTATGAGGCCACCAAAACATCCAAGGCGGCGCGGTTTTGCAGGGCTTGGGCAATGCGAACGAATGGCGGCGCGGCATGGATTCACGGCGGCGCGGCGCGGTTCGGCATGGTTTGCGGTTTGCTTTTCTGCCTTATGAATCAACGACTTAGCGCGGATTCAGAGAATTTTTCTAGGCATTTCCGCATTATGAAAGTCAATAGGAAAAAAGCGGTTATTTTCAGACCCCCCACCCTAGGTTTTTGGAAAAAAAAATTAGCTCCCAATTTCTAGCTGGAACTTTTTTTTGAAAACTCCAACACCAAAGGAGGCTCATTATTTTTTTGCTCGCCCTTGTATCCATTGGCGTAAGCGGCCCTAGCCACTGACAGTGCTTTGGCCTTTGTGGGGAATGGCCCTTTGCTTCCCCACATCCATCCAGACTTTGTGTGACGTAATGGCATGACTTACTTCAAGAAGCGCAGCTTGTAGAGTGTTGAGTTGATGAGATTGGCAATGTTGTCCACCTCGTTCTGCAACTCTGAGTCCTGTGGGAACTTAGGGTCACGGCGCAGCTTCTCTACCTCGGCCTTGAGGTAGTTCATGTAGGCAATTGGGTCTGACGGTTGCTCGTAGTTCGTTGTGTAGTTTGTCAGCAGGCCATACTTGCCTTGGAACGCCTCAACAAATCCGTCAACAAGGTCGCCTATTTCTGCGTAGAAATTTCCGAGTGCTTGGTGGGTCGAGTAGCTGGTGGTGGATAAATGCAGGATGTGAGCATTGGTTACGCTGTGCAATAGGCACATAACGAATGTCATCACAGGGTCGGCCCCTTTGTGTTGCGCTTCAATGCTGGCTGTATATTTCTTCATTCCAGATGTCCTCGTACTGTTGGTCGAATGGGATTGGCACTTCACTAGGCCACATCCCTGTCTGCGTCAATTTTCTCACAGTCCTGTAATGAGCGACAACCCATAGCTTCATTCTTTGCTCACGGCTCAACAAGTGGCCTTGGTCAATGGCGTGATGACAGGTCTGGCATAGGGCGGCAATGTGATTGTCATCAGCCTTGATTGACCTACCCTTGCCTCCTCCCCAATTGGTGTGAGCAGCCTGAATCCCATAGTCTGAGCCACAGGATTGACAAGATAGCGTCCTCACTGCCTTGAGCAGCTTAGGGCTACGGACGTATTCGTGCTTGGGGTACATCATTCTTTGTCTACCGCCTCCATGATGTGAACACAACTCCATTCACCCATTTCAGCAAACTCTTGCGCCCATTCTTTACGCTCTTTAGCTGCTACCAGTTTGGCAAATGCTTTAATCTGATGAGGTGTTCCCCACAGATAGTCACCAACAGTCCCACTAGGTGCTGTCGCTGCTTTCATGCCAGCCTGTTTAGCCATCTCAATGATTTCATCTTGTGTCATGGTTTACTCGATGTGCGTCACATATTTCCCGTGACCTTTTAGGTAATTACGGGTCTTCTCAATCATCTGTTGGTACTTTGCCCTTGAGACACTGGTTCTTTGTAAGTCATGGTATTCCATGATGTCACCCAATGCTCTCAGACCTTCACCAGACAATCCCATACGCTTTGTGGCTTCGTATCGTTTGGCAGCACGATGCAATGCTTCATTGGCTGCTTCACAATGGTCTAGGACTTCGGGGCCAATCCCGTTTCTACCCATCATCTCAGCAATGTTCATCATATCCACAAGCACTTGCCACTCTTGGACACCAGCTTCACCAGTCTTCATGGCTTCCAAGGCTTTAACCTCACCAACGCGAAGTTGGTTCAATGAGTTTGTGTCTGTGATGCAAGCGCCAGCAATAGCATGGGCGATTGGGTTAATGTCTGTTGACCACACACGACGGCGGCAGCGTTTACGCATTGTTCTTCTCCTTGAGTTTGACTTCGACTTCACGACCAAATGCAATCATCTCAGCATCACTTCTTGGCTCGTTATACATATCCATGATTTCCTCATCCGTCAGCCCAACCCATGTGCGCTGTGCTTTTAATCCTGTGCCGTTGCATTGATTGCAAATAGTGATAGGTGATTCATCAATGCCTGTATCAACTTGACCAACGCCTTGACACACATGACAGTATTTTTTGTGATCTGTCATGTCTTACTCCTTAATTCCGTGGACGGCTTCAATCTGCCTCGCAAAGCAAATCAATTCAAAGTCAGGCGCGGCAATAGTCGGCCCGTTTTCTTCGCCATCTGGGTAATTGGCTGAAAGAATCTGCTCATCCGTCAGCGGCTTGCGCTGTGGTGGGGTGGTGTAGATACTGTCCAATGCTTTTGAATACTCGGCATAGTCAGCATCACTGTTCAGGTTGTTTTGCAGGAGTCGGTCAATCATGTCGTAGGCATCACTACGCGCCACAGGCTCCTGCTCTGGCTCTTTTGGTCGCGGTGTTCTTTCCATCGCTTCTTTCAACGGCGTACCGATATTTGTCAGACCTTCACTCATTCTGTATTTCATGTTTTACTCCTTAATGCCGTGCATCCGTTCCACGGCGTCAATGATGTGCCGAGGTGTCGGGCAGGTCGCCACAATCCAGTTGCGCGTTTCATCCGTCAGCGGCTTGCGTTGTTGTGGTGGTGGTGTAAGTTTTGAAATAAGGCTTTTGTCTGATTGAATTGCTATGCAAATGGCGCGGACAAATTCTTTTTTGCTTGCAAATTTTTGCCCGTTGTTTGTCACCGCATCGGCGGCGCGATGTGCAACTACCATCATGTGACTATGCAAGTCACGATGTTGCGCCACAGGCTCACCCTGCTCTTGCTTCTCTGCCTCTGCGATGGCTTTTTCTAAAGACAAAACGCTTTCTATCAAATGCGGTGGACTGACACCTTGGTAGATGTGCATTGCCCATTGCAATGATTTGAGCCACTGTTTCATTGCTTCTTTACTCATAGCAAGCCCTCAACAATTCAATGTAAATATTTTCACGGGTCTAGCCTCATCAAATGATGCGGAGGACGAAAAATTTTTAATGTATTGAAGCAACATTTCTTTTGTGTCAGCAGTCATTCCAAAAGGTGTTTGGCTATTTTTGTAGTAATACACAGCAACATATAACTTTGGCGTGTGAATCTCGTATGTGCTTACGGGCATTGTTTGTTCTTCTATTTTCATAACGGAGCCTCTGGCAGTTGTGCGCGTTGTTGTTGCGCGTGTTCTTTGATTTGTTTGGCAGTCCACGGTGTTGGTGGATGTGTTGGGAAGGGCCAGTTCATGCTATCCAAACTCCAATGCAAGGAAGTGCAATGCTGAATGAAATGCAAGCAATCAAAGTTCGGTCACTATCCCAAACCAAATTTGAGCATTGATTACCCAACCAAAACCAGCAAGTCATGTCCCCAATAGCCGTAGCTGTTGGAATTAAAAAGGCAACCGCCATGATTGCAAAAAATACTTTCATAGCGTCCTCCCAAGGATTTTGGAAACAATCGTCAGGGCTTCTGCTCTGGCTGTATCAACCATTCCGCAATCGAGTAGATGCTCCACAGACGCAAACACATTGTCACTAGAGCTGCCGCCTTTGTAGCAGCTATAACCACGCGAGTTAAGCGCCTCAATCAAATCATCATCATCGGTTTCTTCAATAACTTCATCATTGTCAATCCACACATTTACATACGGCATATCTTGTCCTTTCTTGTTTAACTCATTCCGAGTTGAGATAACTATACCATAGTTATTGCCAATCTGGTTCTTTGATGTCGATTCCGTTGGTTGCAGACCACATTAGCAGCCATTCGATGAATTCAGCACCCTCGGCTTTCGTGAATTTGCGGCTTTGGATTCCCAACTGAATGACATCTCCTCCATCCAGCGAAGCGACCAAATCTCCTCTATTTCGGCCAGAATCCTTTGCCCACTGGTCAATGAGCAATCGTTTCCAAGCCTCAACATCCCAACGCGAACCAGCGTGTTCTGCCTGCTTCGCAATCTGACCAATGATGGCGTGGAATTTCTTGTTTTGCGGGTCGCTGCGATGCTCCTCAGTGACCTCCAATATGACTTTCTTGCCGCCATAGATTGATTCCTTGATGATGTTCCACACTGCCAACATGGTGGCGTGGGCTTGCTTTTCTTCGTAAAGCTTGTACTTCATAACAAGTCCACAAATTCAGACCAAAACTCTTGGCCTTCCCATGTCTGATTCCAACTTTTAAAACAGTACACAGCGTATCTCATGGATGAGCTTTTTCTATCCCTTGCTCCCCTGACTGATTGAGCAGCCATTGATGCCGAAATCAGCTCAGGGAGTCCAAGTTCACACAAATGCTCGTAGTATTCTTGTCTTGTCATGTCGATTTACTCCAGACGTTCAGCCGCGCACTCAGCGTAGCCAGAAATGTCATGCCAATGGTCGTGATGGTCTGGATTGCCATTCAGCACACGCGCAATCTTGTGAGCAATCATTTCCAACGCTTCGATTTGGTCTGGAGCCAACTCAAGCAACCCATGCTCACGCATTACGGATTTGAGTTGTTGGCTGATTACAGCGTGGGTTGAGAAGTTGCCATGAGTCTTTTGGCGCTGTTTGAGGGTCTTCTGTATTGTCATGCTATCTCCACGATAAGTTTACGGGTTGATTTATCGCCAAATTGACGATGTATTTCGATGGGCTGAAAGAACTTGTCATTCACCATTAAGGCATCTGACAGTCCATCCAACGCACCTTTAGCTGCCGCAAGGCAGTTATCAGCATCACGCATCCGTTTGTCGGGCATGATGAATGTCAGCTTGAGGCGGATGTCTCCACCGTCATGCTTCCAATCTTTGATTTGGTGTTTGGCAAGCCATGTTGAACCTTCGCGGTAGTCGCTGCGGACTTGGTACAGCTTGGCCCAATGAGTTCCCTTGGCTCGATTTGGGAATAGCTCGGCAGGAGGAAAATCAAGTTCGATTCTCATGCTTCACCTCGAACAACTGGAGCTTCTTCAATCACTTTTACTTCCACCTTGTATCGCTTATGAGCAGTCATTGTTTTTGTTCCAATCAAACCATTTTGATGATTGAAATATCTTTTTGATTTTGTCTTCGTGATTCCAAAGGAACTCATAATCAATCTTTCATGCCCAATTTCGGTGATGTATGAATAAGCGTAACCAGAAATTATTTTGTCTTTCATTTCTTTGCTTTCTTTTGTTGTTCAGTCATGCGCCGCCTCAAATCCAAAGTAGCGGACTCGCCTCTGATTTTTTGCATTGCCGTTAAGTGGTCTTGCCACCAGTTTGCAGCTCCACTCGCACCAATCGTCCGGGCTTTTTCCTTGTAGCGTTTTATCCACTCTCGGGCTTCGCAATCCCTCATGTGTTCCAACTCCGCTTTGGTTATCCCGCCTTTGTAGGTGCTTGGGCGTTCCAGTGGTGGCCCAAACAGTCTTGGGGCTTCTTTCTGTTTTTTCGTTGCCATCGGTCATACCTTCATCCCCTTTGTCAATTCAGCCATCTTTGCCTTGATATCGGCAGGCATTGGAACAGCCTTCTTTCGGTCTTCCGCAATCTTCTTGAGAGCAGCATCTTGATTCGGTGGTGGCGGTGTAGTGGTGTGCGCTACATCAAACTTGCTTGTCATTGCCTTACGCTCGTCAGGCTTTAGCCATTCAGCCATCAAACCCTGCGAACCGCGCAAACACCAAACTCGGAAAAAGTCTTCCAAGGACATTCCAGCTTTACCAGCCTCAGACCTTGCGCCATCAACAGCCGTTTGAGTGACCTTGGCGCTCTTTGCTTTGCGAAGCGATACCCAATCATCCCAAACCTGTTTATCAACATCTGGTGGACAGGCAACGACAGTTGCCGCAGCCTTGGCTGCTTTCTTTTCCCTTTCCTTTTCCTTTCCATTCCCTTCCATTCCCACTGGTAGGACTACCGTAGTGGTAACGGAATCATCCAACACTTCACACAAAGCCTTGATTTTGCTTGGGTTTTTCTTGTTGATGACTTGGTGCTTGGCAAAGTTGCAGATATGACCATATCGCTTTCCGTCATGGCCTTTATACAGCTCTATGTAACCAATACGGTGAAGCTCATCAATCATTACGGTAATTGTGTTGGAAAGCTCCCGTAGTGGAAATATGTCCGACTCTATAAGTTTGGGATGAGCGTTGAAATAACCTTCGTCATCAGCATGGTTGAGCAATCCAATCGCCAACAATGCTGCTTCTGGAGTCACGGAGGCCAATGATTCATCGCGCCAAAAGTCTGGCTTGATTGTTCTAATTCGAGCCATTGTGCTTCTCCACAAAAAGTCTAGTTAGTTCATCTTTGGTAAATGAACCAAGAACATCACAAAGGCTGTCCATTTCGTAAGAACCCCAATATCCCATCTTTACTATGGCAATCAACAAATTCGCTTTTGATGCGTCAAGCTCCGAATGCTCATCATGGTGACAATCTGAGCAAAGAGTAATGATTGCGTCTATTTCATAGTCCCACGGGCCTTCCGCCAAAGGGTGATAAACAGGATGATGAGCATTAAGTGTTTTGCTTGAATTTCCACAAGCTCGGCACTTCCATTCGTCACGGTCAAATACGCGAAGACGAAGTTGTTGCCAACGAGGGTCTAGCAGCTTTTCAGCATAGGTTTTTTTAGTCATAACCACTTTTTCAACGCCCCTTTGAAAGAAACAATCGGCAGGAGAAGGGGGAAACTCTTTTCGGTACGCTCATGACTTCGTACCTAGCCGCTGTTTCAAAAACTATATCACACTTCTTTGACGAATATGCCTTCCTCGTTCATGTAACCCTTGCGGTCTTTGATTTCGCCGTAGGCAACAGACAAGCATTCAACCAAATCAATATCCAGAAGGGCGCAAATGTTGATGAGGCATACCACGGTGTCACCTACGCCATCAATCGCCAACGCAAGGTCGTTTGCAACGATTGCATCACGCAATTCTTCCATCTCCTCCATGCCCTTTTTCCATTGGGCGATAGGGGTGCTGTTCGGAATAATCTTACGAGCTTCCGACCACTGGATGACTTTCATTTCAAGTTCTGAATAACTCATGCTGCTTCTTTCTGTTTTTCAACCGCGAACCATTCGGGTTTGATGTATCGTAATTCATACTCTCGTCCCTTTGGGATGTCTTCACCCCAATGAGATACAGCACCCTTTGTAATGCCGAGAATTTTGGCGAGTTTGATGGCACTGCCAGCCAACTTGATTGCGTCTTGTTTTTTCATGTGTCGGATTATAGTTGATTTCCCTATACTGGTATAGACCCTTCAACTTAGTCAGGATTACTTTACTCGACTGTTTAGTTGTGTATACTACGACTGTCCGATAGGGACGACAACACAGGAAACAACATGAGAATCACCAAATGGGATAAGCAAGCAATTGTTAAAGCAATCATGGCCGATGTGCCAAAAATAGACAAAGACAAGCGCCGCAAAGAAATGCAAGAAGCAGTCGTAAAGTTGATGACCCCAGAATGCCGTAAGGTGTATAAATCTATGCCTGACGCACTCCGTACTTACCATGTGGGCAATCTGACATACAACGGATTAAGCTACAACACCAGAGAAATTGTACGAGGGGATGTACCTGAAAAGGCGCTGAAAGCTCTGGAGGCCAAATACGAGGCGGAAGACAGAGTTGTTCGCTATGCGGAATATTCACTCAAAGGCGCTATTGAGGCGTGTACTACGCTCAAACAGTTGAACGACAGGCTTCCTGAGTTTAAAAAGTATTTCCCAACCGAGCAAAAGCCTGTGGCTAACTTGCCAGCTCTGGCTAACGTGGTGGCCGACTTGACAAAATTGGGATAGCCCAAGAAATGAAAAATTTATCCAGCAGCTTTATTCATTACCTTGATGAATGGTCAACAGAAACATACCCTGATGTTCTGGTGAACTATGTGTTCACAGAGGGCGACAAGTCAGTTGGTGAATCAGACGAATTTGAAATCAGCGTCATCCGTGATAAAAAAGACATCTGGGATTTGCTCACATCTTCCGAGCAAAACGAGATTGAACAATATTGCGAACTTGACATGAAGCAAATCATCAAAGAATGGAATGAGCCATGAATCAAACAACTCGTATGTTTCCACGCACTATGGACGAAGCGTTCCCCAATACGGTAGAACACAACGCCATGCTTGAGCGTTCTGTATGGTTTGAGCCACATGAGCCAAAAGAAATTGGCGCATCATTTTGGGGTTACATGGCACTTTCTTTCTTTGCTGGCTACCTTTTCTTCAAGGTTTGGGGATAACATGGATGCCCAAATCGTAATTGACGCAGCAAAAATTGCATCAGAAAACCACAGCAAAGATGCTAGAGCAAGACTTGCTTTCCAAGTTGGGTATCTTGAGTCATCAATCTATGAGCTTTGCATCTTGATGGAATCAGCAGAAAAAGTAATGCAAGCGCAAAAAAAACTGATTGAACAAATGGAAAAAGGTCATTCCGCAGACCTGTAATTGCGGTTTTTAAACGAAAGAAGAAAATGGGATTTATTGCAAAAGACAAAGGTAATGCCGACTTCAAACGCATTCCAGTTGGCTCTCATGTTGCTCGTTGCTACCTCTTGGTGGACATGGGCGAACAATTGTCAGATGGCAAGTTTGGTCAATCTATTCAACACAAAATCCGTTTGGGTTGGGAAGTGTTCGGAGAAGACGACACAGGCGCACCGCTGACGGTCGAAATCGACGGCGTACAGCGTCAAATGACCATTGGCAAGACTTACACCCTATCCCTCAATGAAAAGGCTGGTCTACGCAAAGATTTAATTTCTTGGCGCGGTCGTGATTTCACTCCCGAGGAGTTGGAAGGCTTTGACATCACAAACATCCTGAATGTTTACTGTATGTTGAACATCACCACCAGCGAAAAAGACGGCAAGACGTACACCAACATTTCCGCCATCACTCCGCTTCCATCTTCCATGAAGAACTTGAAGCCACAACCAGACCATGAAGTTGTCATGTTCAACCTTGACGAACCTGATTGGCAAGTGTTTGAGGCTTTGCCTGAATGGTTGGCCGACACCATCAAGAAGTCCCCACAGTACGCAGAACTGGCCGCAATGCCACGCGAAGGGTTCTAAATGACATCCCTCTATCAACTTAGCCATGAGTTTCGTAATCAGCTTGACGACCTGTTCGACGAGGACGGCGTAGCCAAGCCTGAGTTTGAGGAGTTCCGTGTTCAGCTTGGCAGCAAGATTACACAAGTTGCGGCCTATGTACTGAACACAGAATCCGAGGCAGAACAAGCCAAGAACGCCATCAAGCGTATTAAGGCTCTCCAAACATCAAGGGAAAACAAGGCCAAACGGCTTCGTGAGTACCTTGCTGACAACATGAAAGTCTCAGGCATCACAGAGATTAAAGCCGATGATGGCTCTTTTGAAGTGAAGCTGTATGTTGGCCGAGATGAATCGGTTGAGATTGACGAAGGGGCAACCTTTCCACCCGAGCTTTGCAATGACCCAAAGCCACCAGAGCCAAGCAAGACCAAGATTAAAAACGCAATCTTGGCTGGCGAAGCTATCGGCGGCGCACAGATTATTCGCAAAGACCGTTTAACCATCAAATAGGACATCACATGAAAAAACTTATTGCTATCGCTCTCTTGGTCGCCTCTGGCGTAGCCGCTGCCTCTTGCCCTGCTTATGCCCCATACCGTTGCGTTGTTCTTATGAGCGGCAAGCAAATGTGCGGCTGTGGAGTGTAATCATGGCTACACAGCGCATCTATCTCGTAGGCACTCCAAGCGGTGAAATTCGTTTGGTCAAAGCAAGTGTTCGCTCACAGGCTTTGTCTCACGTTGCAAACTCTATGCTGACTCTCCGTGTGGCGACACAGGATGATTTGGTTGAAGCAATTAGCAAAGGCTGTTCGGTTGAGAACGCAAAATCTCCAGACCAGATGGATTTGCTCGAAGAAACTAAGTAAGTTTCACGGGGGAAAGCGGATGCTAGTGTCCGTGATGACGGATTAGTGGACACACCACTGGTGAAGCGAGTACCCCACCTATAAAACAGGATAAGACATGATGAATTTCGGAACACACATTACCAAACTTTTTCGTAAAAACGACCCACAAACATCATTTGAAGCAGCAGAAAAAGTAGACACCACAAGCCTAGAAAAAATGGTATATGAAGCCATCAAATCATTTGGAGACAACGGATGTATAAGCGACCAAGTGTTAGAACTTTTCCCCACGCTCCCCTATTCAAGCGTAACAGCGAGATACAAAGCACTTCTGGAGAAGGGCTATATCAAAATAGAAGGAACGAGAGTTGGCCGTTCAGGTCGTCAGCAGAGGATTATGAAATGCCAATAACAGACATTCACATTCTCTTTCTCATTGTTGTAGCAGCCGCTTTTTTTGATTGGATTTTCTGGTGAAAGCATTTTTAGACCTTGTAACAAGCGTCATCTTGACGATGCTTTTTCTTTGCAGCGTTGGGCTTATTTGTAAGCTAATGTGGTTGGCCCTTGTCTTTGGTTGGGAATTGCTATGAACATTAACGCATTCCATCCCGCATACGTTCAAACGTATATGCCGCAATTTATGTCATCCATCCGAAAGGAAGCAGAGCAAAAAGCAAATGGTCAAAAATTTGGAACATTGTCTCGTTCTAAACAGCCATCATTGGAAAACACTGAATTCCATATTTATTCAAAGGCCGGTATGCCAAAGGGGAAAAAATGAGTGACGGAGGAAAAAGTAGCGCACCGCGACCATTTAGTGTCGGCCACGACATATTTGCAAAACAATTTGAAGCAATCTTTGGGAAGAAAAATGAAAACAATATTAGCGCCGAATGCACCGTGGCCGAAACAAGAGATGAATGTGCAGCCAATCCCAAGGAACAGACAGACAAGTTTGAGAAAACCAGCCCCTAAGTTAAACTTACAGGGTGACTTAGACTTTTTTGCAGAAGCCCGTGACCAAATTAACCAATCGAAACTTGCCACGAAATCTAGAGCGCGTGATGTCTCTACGGGGAGATTCAAGGGTAATAACAGGCTATCAGGGTAGAGAACAGAACCTTGCAAAAGTCACAGAGCAAATTCTGTGGCGCTGCAAGGTCTGTGACGAATATTTTGACACTCTAGGAGAAGCAAAGGAGCATGGAATTGGAAAACATCATTAACTTAGCAGCCTTTTTATTGGTCGGTTCAGTTGTTTCTGTAATCGTATTCGTTTGCATCTTTAAGTTTCTTTCTCGATAGATGTATCAAAGAGCTTGCGTTCAGCAGTACGACGAAGCACAAGGCCACGCAGCTCTTTTCCACCCGCCTTTGTCCAGCTCATAAATGCTTCGGATGCGCCATCCCATTCTTCACGGTTAATCTTCATCCGAATAGTAGACCGCTGAAAATTCCCCAATCCGACATTGAAGGAAAACGCAACGCAAGCGTCGAAAGCACCTTGACGACCAGCAAGATTGGGAGCAAGTCTAAGAACACCACGCTCGAAAGAGCCGATGTCACTTTTAAAAATCTTAACCAATTCATCCTTGCTCCATGTCCTGTTGTCTTCTGGCTTTAAAGGATATTCAGGTCTAAGCATACCCGTATAACCTTCCTTGCGAACAATTGGATATTTGATTTGGTCTTGATAAATCACATGACCCCATCCAATCGTCCACATGGAGGCGCTGCACTGATAGGGCTTGTCGCGATAGCCCTCAAACTTGTGCATCAGCTCAATACCCTTATCGCTGGTAATCATTTCTTGGAGTTTCCGCGAGAGCCAAACCAATAGCCAATGATGCCGCCAAGCATTGCCATTTCATCATCGCTAAAAATCTCATTGCCAATTCGAATGAGGTCGTCAACGCTCTTAATCATGTCTGGATGACACCATACATAGTAACCAAGGCCAGCATTGATGAAAACAAGCTCTAGGACAAACAAATAAGTGACGATGGGGCGAACAGTGCCAACAAAGGTAGATACCCACGGCGCAGCTTTTTCCAGAATTTTTACTTCATGCTGGTAAGCGGCTTGAGTCATTGCTGCATCAGCCTGAATTGAAACTTGGTCTGTGCGTAGTTCTTCGACCTTTGCTTGAGCCGTAAAACCAGCAGAAGCTAAAGCAAGTTCACGCTCTGTTTGGATGCGAGCAAGTTCTGCTTCATGCTTTTGGTCGCTCTTGCTTTGAAATAAGTCAATCAGCTTTGGGAACATGGACAGCAATAAGCCGCCAAGGGTTGAGAATAAAGATAGCATCATTCGCCTTTCGGTAATTCAGGTTGTTCAAACTGTTCTATCTTTTTTTGTAATCGTTTTTCCAAGTCAGCCATGCGCTTATCACGCCTGTCCATTTCAATGAACATTTTTGTGACAATTGGAGTGACGATGAGGACAATTGCCAGCATCAGGCAAGCCAAACTGACAATCAATCTGTAAATGAGTTTATCCATACGGCCCATAGCTCTAGAACGAATATCAGCGTCAGAAACACCGCCGCTGCCAGTTCTATCCTTTCCAGATGCTCCTCCTCGCGTAGCCATGAATCTTGTTGCTTTCTGATACGTTCGCGCTCACGACGAGCCGCCTGCTTCTCTTTAGCATTTTCGTATATTGCATTAAAGTTGTCCCACAATGGGCCAAGTTGAGGCGGAACATGAGCGCCGCGCATCATGCCGCTAAGTTTCATGTAAGCACCATCCAATTCGTGCCTGATTTGAGACAGTATCAAGATGTCCCGAGGGTCTGGCCTATCCATAGCGTAGACCTCCTCAGACTTTGAATCGTATAGCTCAGACAGCTCTCTATGGTGATGATAGAAGTCACCAACATGAGTTACAAACTGCTGGACAATCTCCGCCTCAGTTGGAATGTGTTTGACAAACACTTCCTTTTGCTTTGGTTTTGGAGTCTCTGGACTCTGCAAAACTTGTTGTGGAGCCTGTTTTGGCTTAAAGACTCCACTAATCAGCGCCCAAATGCTCTTGACCTCTTTTACGATGGCCTGAGCATCTTCCGCTGCCTTCTTTATTTTCTGTACTTGAACCTTGCCATCCGACAAGGCTTCGCAACAGTATTGGATGCCGCTAAAAGCACCCTGCATTGCCTTGATAGCTAACCCAATTGTGATTGGGTCAAGCACATTACTTAAACCCGTGGTTCTTTGCGAAGTCCACTATGACATACCCCAAAGCGCAAAGCAAAAACCAAATTAAACCTGTAATGGTTTTCTCAATAATGGCCTGTCTTAACTCTAGGCTTTGAGCTTCGCGCTTGATTGCCAAACGAACCCACTGCAATTCCTCATCGGACAACTGAGGGGTGATGTGAGACTCTTTTAGAGCCTTTGTAATGTCAGCAACAAGTTCCGAGCGTTCGTCTGGAGTCATCATTCTTCACCAACCAATTTGTTTACCAATGCCTCAAGTGTAGCAATTCTTTCATTTTGCTTGACCACTAATTCTGCAAGTTTGATAACAGAAACCAAAGCTGCATTGCCATAGGCAACAGACAAGATTCCATCTTCGTTTTTCAATACAGAGTTTGGAAGCAGTTTTTGCAATGACTGAGCAGAAACACCATCCTGAGTCAGTTCAACATCAATACGGTCATAAGTACCATGCTTGATTTTTGCAAGTTGCTCAACAAAGTCATCAGAGTAACCGCGCCAGTTGATTTTCAAGGACTCGTCTGAGTTTGCGGTGACTGTGCCGCCGCAAGTTAAGTTGGTTCCGTTGAATGTTAGGTTGGCAGAGCCAGCAAATGCGCCAGAACTGTTGTATTGAACTTGAGTATTTGAACCAGCCGCAGATGCGGAAACCGTTAAGTCACCAGAACCCAACAAAGTTGTGCCGTTGACTGTCTTGATGTTTGTTCCGCTTACCAAGGTTGCTTGAACAGCAACATCACCAGAACCAAGCAAGGATGTGCTATTCACAGTTTTAATGCTTGTTCCGCTCACCAATGCGGCCTGTTTGCCGTTAAAGGTATTCCAATCCGTAGAGGTTAAATAACCATCAATGCTAGTGGTCGCCGCCGCCATGCTGATTGCTGGAGTTGAACCGCCACTTGAAACAACAGGCGCAGTGCCAGTAACGCTAGTGACGCCACCGCTTGAGCCGTTTGATGCGGCTGTGATTCGACCTTGTGCGTCAACAGTGATGCTTGCCGCAGTGTATGAGCCAGCGGTGACTGCGGTGTTTGCCAAAGCAATCGTCACGGCGGATGAGCCGTTGTACGAAGTGCCATTCAATCCAGTTCCAATAGTCAATGCGTTTGCAACGGAGCCAGCAGAGCCAGTTGTGTTTTGGTTCCATGTAGGGATAGAACCAGACAGATTGGCGTAGGTGTAGCCAGTACAGTTTGTCAAAACGCCACTTGTCGGAGTTCCAAGCAGGGGCGTAACAAATGTCGGGCTTGTTGACAAAACAACGCTACCAGAACCAGTTGAGGTAGTTACGCCAGTTCCGCCATTAGCGACAGGCAAAATGCCGTTCACACCAGTAGTCAGAGAGACTGTGTTGTTTTCCCACAGGCTTGTCGAACTGTTGTAAACAATGGTCTGTCCGTTTGATGGGGTTTGTGCGCTGACATTGTGCAACTCATCAAGTTCATATCCGTTTTGAACTTTGACTTGAATCTTGCCTTGAGTTGGATGGGCGTGAGTCACAACGCCAACGTACACCAAATGAATTGGCGCGTATGGCTTTGTGCCCGTCATAGCGCCAGCCGTAACGCCACTCAAATAAAGTTGCTCACCATCTGAATAGGCGGAAGTGTCAAGATTTGTCACTAAGCCAATGATGGTCACATAGCCATTTGAGTTGTTGGAAATGTCAGCAGTGACCAAACCTTGCGTTTGAGCAGATGTCGCGTCAGACGTTGCCAAGGCTTTTGCAATGGTAGGAAGTTGACCAATGGCCCCGTTCACATAAACGACAGTGCCTTTGGTCATTGTTGCGCCAGAACTGTTCCTGACTTGCAACAACAAGGTGGATGCGGGAGATGCGGCAGATACAGCCAAATCAACAGCAGTGCCAACTTGACTCACCGTGATGCTTCCATCGGTAGAAGTTACGCTTGCCAATGCGCCTACGTCAGCGGCATTCAGAACGACTGTGCCTGTATAGCCATTGACAGATGTGACGGCATCGGTGTTGTCAATCTGCTCCCAAACGGAACCATTGAAAACAGCCAAGTCGCCAATACTCCAATCAGTGATGCCGTTCAAGTTGGTTGAACCCGCTACGCTTACAGCGTAGTAGTAACCTTTTGAACCAACGCTTGATGTGAGTGTTGGAGTGTTGGTAGAGGCATTCCATGTGCCTTGGTAAATCAACCCACCTTGAATCGAGGCAGGGATTTGAGACAGCGGGACAGTTCCACCAGAATCGAGCGTTGCAACACCATTTGCGGCTCCAGCAGTCAAAACCGCCGCAGTGCCAAGGCCAAGGCTTGTACGAGCATCAGAAGCGGTAGAAGCACCTGTTCCACCGTCAGCAATAGCCAAGTCAGTAATGCCAGTGATAGAGCCACCAGTAATTGTGACGCTGCTTGAGTTCTGAGTTGCAATCGAGCCAAGGCCAAGGTTTGTTCTTGCGCCAGATGCAGTTGTAGCACCTGTACCGCCAGAGGTCACTGGAACTGTGTCCAATGAAATCTGATTGGTTGTATTGTTTACAACGATTGGCGTTACGCCCGTGTAACTTGTCGCGCTGATTGGGCCAACATCAGATGTTGTTCCGTTAGTAAATTCGATTTGAAGATATTGGTCGCCGTCAATCGTTACAACAGTGATTGACGTAATACCAACGCCAGCAACGCCACGGTCAATTGTGATGGTCTGAGTTGGAACGGGGATGAGTTCAAGGATGATGTTGTTTGCATCTTCAACTGTGACTGAAATGTTAGCCATGTCTTACCCCTTAAACAACCACAACACCGTCAGAACGAACCAAGAACATCAAGAAGATGATGTTGTCCTCTGCGGGAGTTGGAGATGATGCGGGGAAACCCATTTTGATTCGGCCTGTGAAGCACACAGGGTCTTGAGCGTTGATGTCCAACTCAGGGTCGCTTGAAATCAAATCCCAAGATGAGTCGTCAATCAGCAAAGTAAAAGAACCAGCGGCATCATTTCTGTTTGCGATTGTCAAAGAAACAGGGGTTGGTGTTGGAGAGTAATTGCCAACATCGAATGTCAAACCGTTACGGGTGTCTGTGAGGTTTGTGACTGTGCGACGAACAATCTGTGCGTCAATATCAACGCCAGTCAAATTGACTGGAGTAGAACCAGACCTTAATGTAAGGTTCCAGTATGTTTTTTGTTCCCACACCAATTCACCAGCAATGATGGGGTTGTCGAAACCGCTTACTTGCGTAAGGGTGTTTTGCGAAAAGAGTGCCATTTGACATTTCCCTGAACTCAGGTTGTGACGCTCCCCATGTACTCACGGGGCTACGAATTTTATTTTGTATTGTCGCCTAAAGTCAAAATGACTTCAATATTTGCCTTCTGCAAATACGTTTACAAAAACCGTTCCGTCTTCCAAAGCCTCAAGTTCATGCCATTCATTTCCAACAAGATTAACTGGTTGAGTGTATTTGGTCATCACTAATTCTTTGCCTTCTTTACGAGCCGCAAGAGAGCCAGCGTGAACCATAGTCAAATGAGAATAAGCGTGTTGATGTTTTGCAATACCTTGACCTTTGTTAGCATGAAACACTCGCACCGTAACGCCGTCATAAGTAACGTCATGTGCAGTGCGGGCTTCTTTAATCATAAAGTCTGAGCGCCTGTACTTACAGGCTGCGTAGGTTCCTCAGGCTTAGGAGGCTCAACAAACTGACCTTCAAGGTAAGACCAGCCAATGCCACACGCACTCCACTCACCTGAAACACCTTCTTCTGGGATTACAGCAATAGCAAAACCTTGCGCTGGAAAATCAGGCAAAGAATCAACGATTGCATCATCAATCAAAACAACGTTTTCAACAAGACCTGTCTCAACACTGTAATAAGCGTAATTATGTAAAGTCATTTTTATTCCTTAATAGCAAGTAACTACGATGCGACCAGCGGCACCGTTGTAAGCGTTTGTGTTTGCATTAAAAGAAAAACCACCACCGCCACCGGGGGCTGTGCCAGCAGCGCCTTTACCGCCGTTACCACCGTGGACAGACAAACCATAATTAGAAGCCGTGGTTGATGTACCTCCAGCCCCGCCGCCCCATACAGAACTACCAGCGCCGTAATATTGATCCATACCTGAACCACCGCCATGCCAAAAACCACCATTGCCAAAGTTACCATACACGCCACCTTCGGTTGCGGCAGAGCCTGTGCAAACACCGTAATTTCCAGTTAGCATAACTGGATTACCACCCCAAACGTAGCCGCTTGCATTGCTACTGCCAGCACTTAATTGTCCACCGCCACTAGCGCCTCCACTAGTAATACCAGCGCCACCACCATAAGCGGCAACGGAAGTTAAACCATCCCACGCAGTTGCCAAAGCAAAAGATGAGTTACCGCCAGCAGTCCCATTTCCAGCAGTAGAAATTTTCCCTGTACCGCCAGCACCAACAGTGGCGGTAACAGTAGAGGCTAAATATGAAATTGGTACTGTAACTTCGTTATATGCTCCACCGCCTCCGCCACAAGCATCTAAGGCACTAGCACTACGAGCGCCGCCACCACCTCCACCCCATACTTGAATACGGGCCATTGCGTAGCCAGTTGGCTTAGTCCATGTGCCGGTAGAGTTAAATGTTTGTACGTTGGGCGTGTTGTTGGCTTTTGTCGAGCCATCACTAAACGCTACGCCTGTTCCATCTAAACTTGAACCCATTACTTCTCTCCTTATGGTTGCGCGGTAATTACACCAGCAGATGTGATATTTGCAACAACTGTACCGTTGTATTTGAAAACAAGACTTGAGCCGGATTGCTCAATAGTCCAATTGAGTGTTGTGAAACTTGAAGTGGATGTCGCTGTTGCGGCATTTCCAGTAATATCAATTCCCCAAGTTCCTGTTGCGCCAGTTCCGTCATCGGCAGGAACGCCAAGATTTCCACGGGCCGCAGATGCGGTACTTGCGCCAGTTCCGCCGTTGGCGACTGGAACAGCGTTTACCAGTCCATCAGTCGCATCAAGTTGACCTGACGAATTAAGGTTGTTTGCTAATTGTGAAAGGTTGAAAGCCTGAGTCATAGTTTTCCTTTAGGCAGCGCCTATTCTCGCAAAAGTTTGCTGATTCAGCAAGGTGTCATTATTGCTAAATGCCGAAGTCAAGACCCAACTTGCGGCATAGGCGTTGTAATCGTAGGTCTTGGTCAAAAGACAGCCATTTGCATAAACTTCCATTGACAATGGATTGCTATTGAATGGATAAGTCACTTGACCAGAAACAGAATAGGCTGGATTGTTTGCAATGTTACTTGCTGGAACATCCAAGTTGTTTGGAGTGAACTGAATAATTGTCAAACGTCCAGTCATAGGAGAAGGAAACCCATCAATTGCATTGGTTGATGGATTTACGTTGTAATCAATTTCACTTATTTGAACGCCATTTACAAATATGAATTCAAAGCCATTTCTCACTTCATATTCTGTTGGCAAGAAACTTGTGATTGCAGTCACATCTTGGTCGTAACGAGTGAACGGCGCATAGTCTGAGCCAGCCGCACGATAACGATAAATTTCATTGCCAGCAGTTGCGCCAACAATAGGCGTTGTAAATGTGATTACCTTTGTTGCCTGATTCACGGATGCAACCACATACGTCAAAGGTGTGCCAATGTTGCTAAATCCAAGAGAATCGCCAACTTGCACCTGATTCCAAGGCAATCCATCATAAGTTACAGTATTTGTGCCACTTGATGCAATCGTAATATTTAATGGCTCGTAATACACGCTTGTACTGTTGCCACGCATATAAATGATGACAACCTTTTCATTGACCACGCAAGCCGTGTTCATCACGACTGTTGTACCAGTCTCGGTGTATTCCGAAGGGTCTAGCAATTCCCCATTACGGAACACCAAAACCCAACCAACAGTATGAGTAATGCTGAAACTTGTTTGACCAGCGGTTGCATTGAACACATCTTCTGTGTAATAGAAATTGTCAGCCTCGGCAAAACCAATCACTCGACCATAAACGTCAATCGTTAAAGTGGCTGCATTAAATGATTTGGAATAAACACCAGCACCAAAGTTTAAAAAGTCATGCAAGTTGACTTTCATTGACCCGTCTGTGTTGTTGCTGACAGCCAAGAAGCCGTCATTCACGTTGTTGCCAGTTGCGCCAGCAATCGTAAGTTGACCTGTGCGAATGTCCAAATCAATGAAACTTTGATTCGCTCCTGTTGGGTCAAGCAATGCAGACCACTGAGTTGAGTCATACACCGAAGTGTCGCTTGGAACAAATGCACCACCCAAATTCAAATAGCCAGCATTGCCAACATTAAAACTGAACTTGCGGTTTTGACGGTTTGCATAAAGCAAATAATTGGCAGAACCAAATGATGTCGCTGCTTGATACCAAGTGTAAAGAGTTGGGTCTGTTCCGCCGTTCGCAGTGTCATTGTTGAATAAGCCATAGTACGACTTTCCGCGAGGGTCATAACTAAAACCGCTTGTTCCAGTTGCATTGTCAGCATAAGCAATTGCCAACCAACGATTTGTGTATTGGAATGTTGTTGGTTTCCAATTGAATGAAGATGATGCTGGAGAGTAGATGCTAGTCGCAAGGTTGTTAACCATGCGAACAAAGAAGTACCAAGTTCCGTTTGGAATGTTGTAAAGATTCACAATGCCCATTACAGCGCCGGGTTGATATGGGTTTCCAGCAGGATTTACGTCCGTTGTTCCAGCAAAAAATAATTGAGAGCCTGTTGGATTTGAATAGGCGCTATACCAAACCTCTGCATATTGCGTGATGCCATTTGAGCTACAAGTTACCTGAACCCCAAAATAAGGAATATTTGCGAATGGAGATGCAATAGTCACAGACGGAGCTGGAACAACACCAAAGAATGTCGGGTCGCCAATGCCAGTGTTATCGGCGGGAACAAACTGAGTTACATCTGCATCGCTGTAAACAGCAGCGTTGTACTCGGTAAGATTTAATTGAGCCGTAATGTTGCCATCTGCCCCATATTGCTCGGTGACTTTAATTACTCGAAATGGTTTTGCAGTCCAGCCATAGTTGGAGTTTGTTACCGTAACAATGTCGCCAGCCTCAAGCTGAATTCCCGAATAGTTCGTCTGACATTGAATCTGCAAATCTTCTCTTGCAGCTTTCAAGAACCTGTTTGCCAAAAGCTGAACACGAACATCATTGTTGACTAAATTTAAATTGATTGCTTGCTTGTTCGTTGGCTCATTGTTAAACAGCAAGGACGGGTCAATCTGAGCCAAATCATAAGTTACAGAATTAAATGAATCCTTGACCGTTCCATCTGGATATTTGCATTCAACAATGTTGTAACTATTGCTAACATCCATTGGAGAAACACTAATGCTGGAAACCATGTTGGTATCATTGATGTCCATAACCACATCAGTGGAGTCTTTTTGAACAACAACGCCCCATTCGCTTTTTATTTCGTTGTATTTCAACAAACAATCGCAACAAGCCGACATAATTTGCAAGTTTTGCATGATTGTTTGAGTTGTATCAACTACGCCATCAAACTTGAATCGCGCTTGAGTCGCTGTTGTCCCATCGTACTCATGGAAAGTCACAACTTCATTACCATAAGTATTTAATGCAGTCAGACTTGTCGTATTGATTTGAGACAATGGAATAGCTGCGCCATACCGAGTCGATGTCATGTAATCAAGAAAGCAATCACCAATATCTGTACGAGAATTTGTAACTTGAAAACGAGTCTGGGCAAGATTTGTTAAACTTGCATTTTGGCTATAAACCATCTTAATAATTGCAAAAGCACAATTACTCATTAACTTATTGCCGTCCCATTGATATGTCAAACCAGAAGCCTGCATAACTTGAATGGCGCTTAAAGAAGTATTTGTCCCGCTGTTTGAGCCGTTACTGTATGTGTAAAAAAACAGCTTTCCATCAACAGATGTATCAACAATTCCAGTTGATTCATCAAGCAAAGAAACAACACGAGTTTCATCTGTAACGTCAAAATTACACAGCTTCCCACCCCAATAAATCTTGCCAAATGTCATTTCATCTGGAGTTCCACCAGATTCAGTATTTGTCACTTCTGATAAAGCAAGAACATAATACAAATTTTGATTGTCTTCTGTAATACTCAAGTCAGTAATAATGCCTCCAACATATGCGGAACCATAGATTACGGGCAATTTGTTGCTGCCAGCAGGCGGAACTTGAGCGCGTGAGCCGGGATTTTTTTGACTTGGGAGTTCTCCTCCAATAGATTGACTATTTAATTGTTGACTAACAATTGAAGACGCAACAATCACAGTTGAATATGCAATGACTGCGGCTGTTGTTGCATCAATAGCAAAAGTCTCGACTAAGTAAGTTGCTAATGCCTCAGCCATGATTCACGCCCCATGTTGTGTTGACTCGTTTCATTTGGTGTCTTTCAAAGTCTGCGTTCCCGTAGGTGCTGAAATAGAAATCAGACACCTTTTCTTCATCCACCCATTGTCTCGCAATTTTGAAATATTCACGCAACAATTCGACTTTCACTCTATCGTTCTTTCCATGCCACATGGCTTCTTGCAAAGTGAAAACGTTTGGAATCCATAGACATGGGCATTTGACTGCTACAAGCAGACCTGTCACATCCTCATCCACAAGCACAAAGCCCCTGCCTGCGTAAATCTGAGCTAGAACTACGTCAATGTGTTCCATTGACCATTTACTCATGTCCGAAGACAAAGGATGCTGGTAAGACTTGTGAAAGTGAACCAGCAGCTCTTTTATCTTGTCGTTGTCGTGTGGGTTGGCTAATCGAATCATCAGCTATTAGGGCTTGCGCCTTTACCAAATGGATAACTGATAGATTCCAAATAAGGAACCCGAGCCATGCTGGTATCTCCATTGTTGAAGAACTGCCATGAATTGTCGTTGGTAAAACGTCCAGCCGTTCTGTTTTGTAAGATTAGCTGAATTGACGATGCGCTGACCGTAATCACACCAAGGTAAGTCTTGTGGTCTTCATCCCATGTTTCGCCAATATGAAAGCTAGTCACATTGCCCGTGAAGAACTTGTATAAGCCTCCAGTACCGCCAGATGTCAAAAGCTCATTGTCTGTATTGAAAAACCCATGCCACATCTCGATTTTAGAGCCTTTGATGTTTTGACCCAAAACCCAACCCAAAAGAGCTGTATCAATGCCAATCAAGGTCACTGTGGTTTCGTTTGCTGTACTTTTGATGTCTCGGGTGGCATCACCAATGCTCACAAGCTGACTGAGGCCATCAAAAGGCTGAGAGTCAACAGCAGATACCGTAATAGCAAAAGGAGCCGTAGAAAACAGATATACGTCAGATGCCGTTGTCACACGAACAAACTCAGCATGGCGTATGTTTGTTGTTCCATCAACAGGAGCAATTACGTTCATAGTACGGACTCCATTGCCTTAAAGATTCCTGACCATTGAATAAATGAATCATTGGTTATTGGAATCAAAGTATATGTAGGATATTCCCTCAAAATGACAGGGAAAGTCACGCCAGTGTATGAAATTCCACCAAGACTTGTTGTGTTACCAAACTCTCCAATCACAGCAGCCGTAGCCACCGTAACAGGTGTAATTAATGAACGATGAACTGGAATGTTGACAGTCGTTCCAGAGCCGCGCAAAACATCAGTCGTAGCAATGTAAGAGTAGCGCCCAACTTGACAAAAATCACCAGCTTTAACAATGTATTTTGTCGCGGAAATTGACGGAAGACTGCCAAGCACCAAAACTTTATTGGCGCTAGATGTTTGCCATTGGCATGAGCCAATTTGAGCAGAGGTCATGTCGCCTTGATATTGGATGTAATTAACCCATCCAGTAGATGAGAAATTTAAAAACTGCTCTAAAGATTTGTCAGGAATACGCAAGCTACTTAGCAATGCCCTATTTTGCGTATAGAGCAAATAGTTCATTGGACGAAGTTCAAAGATAAACGGAACAACAGTCAAAACTTCCGAAGTCGTAATTCTTTGATTTCGACTGATTGATTGACCAATGAATCGCTGGTCATTGATACCAACAGATTCGCTAATTGCAAGGATGTCTGTAAGACCCATGATTACCTCGAAGATGGAACAGAACGGCTTGCGCTCTGGTTGGCCGACCACACGGCTATCTTGTTCTTAGCTAAGAACTGAGTTGCAGATTGCGTATCAATTGCGCTCATGCTTGCAATGTATGGGCCGTTGTAAACAACCTGAGGTTGATTATTTGCCATTGCCCCAACCATTTTGTTCGGCATGATTGTTCCAGCGCCCTGTGGAATGAACAGCTCTGGCCCCTTCTCGCCAACATAAAATGGTTGACCAGCTTGGGCATCAGAACCGTTTGCTGCAAATGTTGGAGCAGAAGCCATCGCTGGCCCACCAAAATCACCAACAGGCGCACCACCTCCAGAGGTAGCAAAAATATTACCAAGAGCAGAAGTCATTTTCATCGCCATCGCGCGAATTTGAATGTTAATAAGCTCGTTGATAATTCCAGCGGCAAAATCTTTAAATGACAACTTTCCTGTGCGAACAAAGTTTTGCAAGGCTGTTGTCATGTTGTTAAAAACAGCGGCGTTCACCTCTTGCAATTGCTTAAGTGTTTCTTGTTGCTTAATCAGAGCTTCACGCTCCTCGCCAAGCAAACGGATTCGTTCCGCAGCCTGAACTCTATCTGAGTCCTTCATATTTTCTTGCCTGCCCAAAGCAACTAATTCTTGTTGCGTCTTCAAACGAGACAAAGCAATATCCAAGTCTTGTTGACTTATCAGAAAGTTTTGCTTATAGATGTCAATTCGTTCACGCTCTTTTTCAATAGAGTCTTGTTCAGTTTTTGCCAAATCACGGAACTTGTTGCGAGACTCTTTGTAGAGGTCTTCTTTTTCTCGATTTGCCTTGGCTTCAATTTGCTTAATACGAGCAGTCAACTCGTCGGCATTTGCGGTTGCCATAGCAAAACGCTCATCAGCATTACGCTTTGCAATTTCATTTTTGGCAATCTCAATATCGCGAGCTTTTGCCAAATCAATTTGAGCAATCTTTTCAAGACCAGCCGCCTTTGTCTCATACTCCATCTGAGCAATGATTTCAGCCGTTTTCTGAGCAATTGAAAATGCTTTTGATGCGCCACCAGCACCGCTGTAAGCATCAATTTTTTCTTTGTTCTTTTCTGCCGCCTTTGAGTCAGCTTCGACTTTTGCTATGTCGGCAGAAAGCTCTGCTTTGATGCGGTCACGCTTTGCTTTCAAGGCATCATACTCGGACGTTTTGCCGCTGCGATAGGCAACGCCTTGCATTGTCCTTTCCATTTGGTCTTCAAGGTCTTTGATGGCCTTTGTTGGGTCATCGCGGCCAATGCTTTTCAGCCAATCCCAAAAGCCGCTTGCAGCATTCTTTAGGTTCTTCCAAAGGGTTTCTAGGTAGCCCAACTTTTTGGCCTGAGAGTCGAGCTTTTCCAATAAGGCATCAGATGTGACCTTGATGGCCTCTTGCGCTTGACCTTGACGATTTAACGCTTCAATCTGTTTGTATTGAGCAAGAGTCAAAAAGTGATATTGGTCATTCAACTTCTTGGCAGATGAAGCAGACCCATCCAAAGACGGAATGAGTCCTTTTGCCACATCAGCAGCAGCCTCACCAGAAAGTGACGCGACTTTGGTGATGAGAGAGCCAACAGACGACAGGGTTTTCTCGGTGAATTGACCAGAGGCAACCAACGTCTGCATGATTTCTCTTGAATCGCCAATTGCAGAGTTGTATTTGCCGCTAATCGCTATTGCCAATGAATTGAACTTGTCAATTGCAATGCCAGCAAAGTTACCAGTCAAAATCATTGAGTTGCGGAACTTATTGGATTCTTCCTCGCCCTTTACAAATGCAAGGCCAAGAACACCCATAGAAGCAGCAAGACCTGTAAACGCAACCATTGCAGGCGTTACGGCAGATGCAACGCCTTGGAACAGGGGCTTAAACCCGCCAAATTGGTCGCGCAATTGACCGCCTTGTTGCAGCAAAACCATCATTGGGTTTTGACCGCCAGCCAAGCTGGTAATAATGTCAGTTGTTTGGTAGCCTAAAGCGGCTTGCTGTTGAGCGGTCATTCCACCCTTACCCATCTTGGCCTGCTCTGCGGCCTTGGCTGCGGCGGCTACCTTATCATAGGCTGCGGCTTGAGCTTTCAAGCCATTAATGATGGTATCTGGTTGGTGTTTGTACTTGCCAAGACGAATCTGCTCCTCAATCTTTTCGACTTCTGTGAGCGTTTTGCCATAGTTACGGGTCGCCATTTCAAGGCGCACAATTTCTTTAGCCGCATCTTCACTATCACGCTTGATTTGAGCCTTGAATTTGCCAAACTTTTGTTGGGCCTCGGTAATCTTGGTGACAAGTTCACTAGAGTCCAAGCCAAGGACAATACCAAGTCGGGCAATGTTTTGTGATGCGGCCATGTTAAATCTTCCGTTTGGCTAGTTTCTTTGCGTAAGCAGGGATGCTCACAGCCAGCTCAGATTTTAGTATGTTGATGATATTGTCGCGATTACTTTCTAGCGAAACTCGCAAGAAAGGATGCTGCGGCGTTCTTGCGTTGCCAAACTCTTGAGATAGTGATACAGCACTCTTTTTCACAGAAACAACACCGATTACCGCATCCGTCTGAGAAACAAACTCAGATTTCCTATCTGACGATGTTGGGATTCTTGCGTCCAGTCTGGCCGTATCTCTCAAATGAATTGGGCCATCATTCTTGTCGTCATACGGCGCTTTGGCTATGACACTTGCAAGAACAGGCTCCAAGGCGGCTCTGACGGCTTTATTGACGGTATTGCGCATCACCAAGTCGCCACGAAAACCTTGCGCCATTTCAAGGAGCTGTTGCTCAAGCTCCTCAAAGCCTTCCTCTTTAAATATTTGCACCATTGACGGCCTTTCTCAAGCTATCAGGCGATTTTGGCGAAGATGCCATAAACGCCATGAGACTTTTATTAGCCTGCTCTCTTTGCTCCTCATCACTCAACGGAGGGATGATGTAATCATGCACCGATGGAAGCACATGGTTCATTGTGAAAGGAGGCGAATTCGGCTTGAGCTTTGAATTGAGGTTGCCAGTGGTAAGCATACTCAAGGCCAAAAGAGTAGCCTTGTTTCCTATGATTCCGTCACTGAACATAATCTCAATGTTCTGCATCTCATTTGCTGGTATGTTGTCGGGACAACCACCATGCGCCCAAACATACGCTCGGGCTTGCTGACGGTTATCCCTTAGGAGTTTTTTCGAGTGTCCTTGTAACCCGGCTGGATTGCCTCGTTAATTCGCTCAACAATCTCCATTTGCACAGCAAGAGGCCATTCTTCCTCAATTTCTGCGTATGTGATGTCGTCCAGCGTACCGTTCACAGGAACCAACAATCGGATGTACTCAACCACTCGGCTTTCCATCATTAGAACAGCATTCGCTAATTCACGGGTGGATTTTCCGTCGATGACAACATCGTTTTCTGTGATTTCAACACCAACGGGAGGAGCTTCGCGAAGCTCTTTTGTCATGCCCTCAAATTTGGCTTGCAACTTGTCTTCATCGACTTTTGCAATGCGCTCTTGAAGGGCGCTCATTTCAGCAGTCAAAGGAATACGAACTTTAAATTCGTGACCGCCAATGCTGAACGTCTTTGTTCGGATTTGCGCGACCGCGCTTTCGTACTTCTTGCCGAAGGCAGAGGATAACTTGCTCATACAGAGTCCTATCGTGTAGTTTTGATAATCTTGTGGTAAATGACTTCGTTCAGTTCAAGTGCGTATGCGGCCACTTGTTCTGGTGTCATTTTGTCGGCGTGATGACGAGCGATGTCATGTGCCAAAGCGACCGCTGTGATGCGTTGCTGAACGAACCCAAACCAGTCCTTGCGAGACTCGGCTTGGGTTACTAGGAAGTTCAGGAGGTCACTATTGTCTTTTACTGTAACTGTCATGTGGTGTCGTATTAAGTGTTGTTAGACCAACCGTAGCTATTGCCGCCAACAGGGTGGATTGTGAAGTTGAACTTGCCTTCGGCAGATGGAGACATATCCCAAGACATACCGCCAATCATGCCGTTGAAGGCGTAAGCAACAGTGTCAGTGCCGTCATATACAGCAACAACGTAAGTGCGAACGATTGTGCCGTTGTAGCCGTCATCACGAATCAACAACTGAGCAGTGTCAGCAGGGTTCCATGCAGAGGTAACAGCCAAAGATGTCACTTGGTTTTGAGTGGTGATTTTTGCACCAGTACGAGCGCCAGCCACAGAGTAAGCTGCAACAGCATCGTCAGCACCGAATGCAGGCACAGCTTCCACTGGAATTTGAATGCCAGCAGTACCAGTACCACCAGCGGTAGTGCCAACGATGGTAGCGACTTGAGCAGTCCAAGTGTTCAACTGACTATCAGTCAGAGGAGTTGGAGTTGCGTCATCTTGACACCAGAGGGTTGCAACGTAGCCGGGTAAGACTTTATTGATGAGAGCCATTTTGATTTCCTTTGAAAAGAGTTGATGTAACTGTCTTATGCTGGAACATCTATTGTGCAATCCAAGAAGACTTGCGCCAAATTCTGCTCGTTGTCATAGCTGTTGTATAGCCAAACCACATCGGCCTTCGCAATGAAGAACCCATCGGTAGGACTACCAAATTGACCACTATAACCGTGTAGGGATTGTAGTACCTGATTGGAAATAGTGAAACCGTCTTCAATCTTCTGAGTGAAGATGGAGATTTGGAACACGGGGCGGTCGATGCCTTTGTTGCCCTGTGTTTGACCTGTGTAAACAGGTTGGTGGACGTTACGCAATTGCCATGTGAGGAACTTCGGCTCTCTCGCAAAATTGCGGTTGAACGAAGCGTACACAGGGACGGGCGTGACAATGTTTGCCAATTGATATTGGATTGCCTTGCCGTACAGAACTGGATTGAGCTGAGTCGTCATACTGAGGTCACAGGGTCATTGCGGTAACACAGGAACATGACGGTCATGCGGTCGTTCGCCTCGCGCACATCCGTAATACGCCAATCTTGACCACGCCAAGTGATTGAATATTGGTCTTGACCATCCACGATTTGCTTCATATTCGGCGTGTAGTTCAGAGTGAACTGAGTCAGCTCTTGGTACAGACGATATTTGTCAGCAATCTTTAAGCTGTTGGCAACGTCAGACACACGGGCGCGAGTATCAAACCACTTGGTCTGAGTCGTCGCGCCTTCACCAAACGAACTCTCAGAGAAAGTCAGATTGTTGATTGCAATGTTCTCAAAACGTGCAATTGCCATTTACATCACCAATGGTTTGTAAGGACGCAGCAAGCATTGAACTCCCCAAGGGATGTTGTGCTGAATTGGGCCTGTGGTGTCGCTACGATTGTTGTAGAGGTGAGTCAACAACAGCAAACCAGCCTGCTTAATTACGGGGTAAGCCGCCAAGGGGTTTGCCGCTGTTGTGTACTCGCAAATCACAGGCGATGTCATCGAACTGTTTAGGTTCGTCGGCAGACTCGCCACAACAACTTTGTTGCCAGATGGGTCGTAGTAATACTCGCCGACATCAACCGTGATTAACTCAGGCGGGTTGTTGTCGTTCCAATATTTGACCGCATTGATGGTCACACCAGAAAGCGATGGTGTCGCATTCTGGCTAACCTCTGGCAAGTCCAATGTCAATGGGGTTCCATTGAGACTGGCTGCGTTATACCAAACGCGATATGACGTTGGGAAGATGGACATACCAAGGAAATCCTCGATGGTCATGCGAACAGCCACTTCTAGGCCAGTCAAATAACCATCTTGGCTTTCATCATCAAACAGGTTTAACTGATTGGTGACTTCATCCATTGTCAACCAAGGGGTAGCAATGTCACGACTGATTTGCTCTGTCTTTGCGTAGTTAAACGGATTGCGGGTTCCCCCGCCGTAGTTCAAGTAACCGAGTTGTGAATCAGCCGCCATTTTTCACCTCTTATGCTGCGCTAACACGAACACCCGCGAACGGGTCACGCACAGAGCTTACCAGACGTTTTTCGGCGTACAGCGTGATGAAGCCGGGCTGTGTCTGCTCATACATCTGAACATTCATTTGCTCGGTATCGCCGATTGTCAAAAAGCGATTCCAGTTTGCCAAATAGACAGGGAAATCGGTAGACAAGTATGGGTTTGGAATGACAGGCCAACCGAACACGCGACCAACAGCCGCGCCATCAGCATCGCCAATTTCCAAGAACAGAGGCATACCAGAAGTGTCTTTCAACTCACGCAGAGCCAAAATCATTGCTGGACTCATTTGCCAAGCTGTACCTTCCAGTGACCAATACTGAGCAGGCAGAGCGTTTGCAGTGTCCACAATCTTGTTGTAGGTCACAGCAGTGCCACCCAAAGACACAGTAGCAATGTCGTGCAAGCCATCGGTCATTGCAGTGCCGCTTGAGCCGTAGGCGCTCACGGAGCCAGAAGGGTAGCTATCCAAACCGCGCAGACCGTATTCAGCGCCAGTAGCATCGGTTGTGGAGCCAGATTGGTCGTCGTTCAAGACCATTGATTGACCTTCCAATTGAGCGAACTCAAGTGCCAAGTCTTCAACCAATGTAGCGTCCAGAGCGTTCACATCGGACAACACGGCAGTACGGATTGGAAGCTGTGCAACCAACACTCGCACTGGCAATTGCCAAATGGATGTATCAACATCAGGCGAGCCTGAGTTGGGAGTAAATTCGTAACCCCAAGGATTTGTAGAGTTTGCGGCGTTACCAGTCTTGGCAACGAATTGAGCATCAGAGCCGTTCACGGCAATTTGGCGCGAGCCTTGACGCAGTGGGTTTGCTTGACGCAGGGCGGCAAACGCATCGTCGAATACAACATTACCACCAACGCCCGAACCAGAACCAGTGATTGCAGAGGCTTCTTTCAGGTCAATGGTGACTTTGCCACCTTCGGTAATGGCTTGCTTAATGCCGTTCAGGATTTTTTCGGTGATAGTCATAGTTATTCCAATGAGAGTTAAAAAGATGGGAGCCGAAGCCCCCATCCAAGGCAACTATCAGGTTGCAGTGCCAGTCGAGCGGTAACGCACGATTGCGAACGGGTCGCGCACCGATGTAGCCAAACGCTTCTCACCGAAGAAGGTGATGTAGCCGGGGGCTGTCTGGTCATAACGGCGCATGACCATGTTCAGGCGGTCAATGATGGTGTGGCCGCGAGACCAGTCACCGAAGTACATTGGGTACAAGCTAGTTGTGCCAGCAGAGCCAGTTGTGGTTTGAGATGGAGTGTCCAAGTACTTGTTCACAACAACGTCAAAGCCCAACAAGCGACCAACGATGCCGTTGGTTTCCAGAGGAGACATACGCTCAAACACAGGAGTGCCGTTGTCGTCAACCAAGCCACGGATTTGAGCCAACAAGACAGGGCTAATGATGAACTTAGCAGAATCAGTCCAGTATTGTTGTGGCAAGGCGTAGATGAAGTTCACAACGTCTTTGTAGGTGATGTTTGCAGCACCAACAGTGTTCACGTTAGAAGTCAACTGGTCATAAGTAGCCAAGCTGTGCAAACCGCTTGTAGAGCCAGTACCGCTTGTGCCGAAGGCAGCAGTAGAAGTTGTACCACCAGCGTAGGTGCTGTTAGCGCCTGCGTATTGGTTCAAGCCGCGCAAGCCGTTAGAGCCGCCGTATGGCAAGCTGGTAGCGCCTTGGTCGTTGTTTTGAATCATTGACAGAGCTTCGGCTTGTGCGAATTCAGCCAACATATCGTCAACCACGTTTGCTTCCAAACCGTCGATGTCGTCAAGAGCAGCAGTACGGATAGGGAACTGCACGTTCAAGTCTTGCAAAACCAATTGCCAGATTGAAGTGTTTTCAGTTGTCGCCGAACCGTTGTTCTGGATTGTGTAGCCCCATGCAGCACCAGCATTGCCAGTCTTCACACGGAATTGATAGCTAGAGCCATCGGTAGCCACAGTGCGAGACACGCCGCGCATTGGGTTAGCCAAACGCAGAGCAGCAAACACAGGGTCATAAGCAGTACGACCGCCTTTACCGTCACCGCCAGCAGTCAGAGCCGAGGCTTCTTTCATGTAGGCTTCCATTTGAGATTCGTCTGCGAAAACTTGCAGTTGTTTCTCAAGAGTGTTTTTGCCTTCGGCGATTGCCTTGAGCTGTTCTTTCACAGAACGGTTCACATCAGCGCGAACTGACTTGGCTTTTTCTTTGTGGACTGCGGCAGCAGGAATAGCAGCAACTTTGGCTTCCAAAGCAGCAACCATTTCGCTCATCTCGGCTTTAACAGCTTCGATAGCAGCAGGGATTTTGGCTTCAACAGCCACGATGCTCTCAGCTTGTTTAGCTTCGATGGCATCCAATTTTTCGATGATTTCTTTTGACATGATTAACCTTTTAGGCGTTTGTCGAGGAGTTTTAACAATTCGCGTTGCTCAAGAGCCGCGAGAATTGTCGCGTTGGTCGCTTCCGCATCAGAATCGCTCTGAGTCGTCGCAGCTTCAATAGGCTCTTGAGTAGCATCACGCTGCTCAATTACTTTCTTGAATGTAGATGCGGCAGCGACCGCATCTTTCTTGGATAGACCAGCATCACGCAGGGCTTGTTCCAAAACTTTCAGGTCGGCAGTGCCATCAGCGCGGAAATATTCCAGCTTTTGCACTTCGGCCATTGGATTGTTTGGGTACATCACGACTGAAACTTCGCGCAGACCACCTTTGGTGATTTGGAAGTAGCCGTCTTCGTATGGGTCATCAGAACCAACGGTCATTGGAGTACCGTCTTCTTTTGTCCACTGATATTCTTCGGCGTATGCGCCAACAGACACGCCACCAAACATATTTGGCGATTCGCTCATAACTTGATACAAGTCAGAACCTTGAGTGGTGTTGACATACAAGCGACCGCAGGCTTTCATGCCAGTTTCGTCAAACTCAAATGATGTCCACTCGCCCACAGGGATGGAATCAGCATCATGGTTCACAAACATTGGCAGAGGACGACCAGCTTTGCTGAACGACTCGGCCCATTGCATAAATGCTTCTGGTTGATAGTTGAACTTGCGACCGTCAGCGCCTTCGCGTGGCCCCCAAGTTGTGACAACTGCCTCAATATTGCCTGTTGGCTCTGCGTTGCCTGCTTTTTCGAGAACCAGTTTGGCCTCGCACACCATCATCAAGTTTTGCGTCATGGATTACCTCATCGACTTTAGTTTGGTCAATGTCGTATATTGTTTTTGGTGGCCTACCGCGCTTTGGGGGCGGTGGAACCGTTGGCCTATTTGCTACCAACGATGCTACCATAATCTTAAAAATCAACGACATTTATTTGCCGATGTTCGCTTTGTTCTTTTGGTTGCCACCACCGCCGCCAGTATCTTGAGGGCTTGAACCTGCAATTGGGTCGCTTGGTTTTGTGTCTTGCTTTAATTCGTTGCCGCCTTCCATTTGAGCTTTACCCAAATATTCACGCGCTTCGTTTGGAGTCAGAACACCAGCATCGACACCAGCCTTCACATAGTTCATTTGGTCGATTGGAGCACCCTTCAAGAAGTTTGCTGTATCGAAATGAACACACAACGAAGGATAGCCGTTGAACAACTGCTGCTTCAATTTCTCTTGGACGTTAACGATGGTTGGGTACATCGTTGACTTGTAGAACTCGTCCAACATGGTCTGAGTGTTGTTGTATTTCTGGTCTGCAATTCCAACCATTGCTGGAGGCACACCAAACAAACCACAAATGCGCTTCATGGTTTGAATCTTCAACTCGGCAGCTTGTGTGTCTTGCAAAGTGAGAATGTCGATTGGGGTGTACTTCATGCCTTGGTCGAGCAACATACCTTGGCCCGGCTTCGACTCATCAGTGCGTTGGCTACCAGTCATGTTTGACCAAGCCTCTTTCAAGCGCGAGGCCAATTCCTTGTACTTGCCATCAGGAATGACTTGCTCGGTCGTGAACATACCCGTTGGCTTTGCGCCATTGAGCATGATGAAGTTGGCGTAAACGTCAATGTCTTGGTCGAGCGTAACCAATTCAGCAGCCAAGATGCCTTTGTTGAAACCAGCCGAACCTTGCCATGCTGCCTCTTTAATGTGCATCACTTGATGCGCGGCCAACGGCTCGTCTTTGCTGAAACCGTATGAAGGGGTAGACAGACGGTATGAAGGATAACGAGCAGGGTTGATGGTCACGGCAATCAACGTGGAATCCAACACATACATCTCCATTGGAGTCTGTGAAGGGTTCTTTTGGTCTTCGCGCCACCACAAGGTAAACGCTTCGCCAGACAATTCCAACCACATGAGCCACTGATACCAGAACTCATACTTCGATTGGAAATTGTTGGGGTTGTTCAACAGCTTGGAAACTTGCTTAGCCTTGTTCTTGTCACGAACGCCAACAGACTTGTCTTTCACAGCGTCAAGGTACGAACCGTCCTCTTGCTCTGACATGATTTTGATTGGCAACTGAGCCAAAGCTCTTGCCTTTGCGCCGACGCAAGCCATGACGGTGCTGTTGCGAGTCAATAGGCTCATGTCGATTGTGCGACCAGCAGAGTTTGTGCTGGCAGTCGTCACATACAGTACTTGGGTGTTGACTGTTGGGCGTGTATTGCTGCCCGAATAGACAATGTTGTTACCTAGAGCCGTTTGGCCGAAAAGGTTGTTGCTTTCGTCCGATTGCGTGGACTTGCGCTTGAAAATGTCGAGAATAGCCATGTCAGCTCCTAGTTTCCGTGATGTTATCACTCAAAATAATCGTAGTCCATAGGAGTCTGATACGAATACGTTATCTAAATGGCAGTGCAACGCCATAATCATGGCGATGATTCCGTCCACCTTGGCAGATGGGTCGGCCTCGTTTTTTCTCACTTTTACGTTGCCGTTCACATCGGTGTATACCTCACAGTTACCGAGTTGCCACCCCACAAACGGATTTCCATCGTGCTTGATGGCTTTTTTAAGGATGAGCTGTTCTGCCGTTTTCGACGGGTTGGATAGTACTGCCATGCCTTGTCCAACCTTTTTGACTGGAAGGCCATAGGAGAAAAGATTGGCGACAAGAGCAGCAGCGTTGTAAGGGTCATAGCCAATTTCTTTGACTTCATAGGTTTCGGCCTCTTGTCGAATGTAGGACTCAATCTCGTTTAGGTCGGTCACGTTGCCGGGCGTGAGGTGCAGGATGCCAGATGCCACGGCCTGACTAAAGATTGATTTGTAGTGGTTCGGAATCAGCTCAATCGACTCCTCTGGCAAGAAGAATTTGAACTTGGCGTACAGGTCTTCCTCGGCATATCGGTGCAACGTCACCACAGCATTCAAGTCTCGGCTATGGGCCAAGTCAAATCCAATGAACGTGGCTTCTGGCTTGTCAGCAGGCAAAGGAGCCACGGACTCATCCCAATATCGACGGTCAACCCATGCCGCATTGGAGCTGACGTAAATGTTGAGCTGCTTGCACAAGAACTCGTTGAGGGACGCAGGCTTGCTCTTGGCTTCGTCGGCCATGTGCTGAATTGCCTCAGTCGTCACAGACACGCCAAGCATGGGATTGGCCTTGCCCCATACGGCGGGGTCAGACCACTCATCGCCGGGGTCTACCGAGTACAACAAGCCAAACCAACGATGCGAGTCCTCCGCCGCCCCACGCAGAACAGCACGAAAGTGATTCAAGTCCTCAAAGAACTTTGTCTCCTTGGTGAAGCTGGCTGTCGTCAAATACATCCTTAAAGGATTCTTACGAGCAGCCATGCCTGAGTGCAACACTTCGATTGAGCCGCGCTCGGTAATCTGAGCCGCCTCGTCAATCATCGCGCATGATGGGTTTTTGCCGTCACCAGTCTTACGGTTCTCACGGGACAGGGCGCGGTAGGTGGATGTCGAGTCACCCGCCTTTTTCAGCTCACTTCGGAATGGAATGAATCGGCTTTGCAGTTCGGGAGCCATGCTTTCCATAATGGCCTTGGATGAGTCAAAGCAGATTGATGCCTGCTCTCGGTTGGTCGCCAGTGTGAACACTTCGGGGCCAGCCTCGCCAAACAGTAGCTCGTAGAGAGCAATGATGGACGCAAGGGTTGTCTTACCAGACTTGCGAGGCACAAACAGGATAACGTCCGTCACCCATCGAATGCTGTGGTCTGACTTGTTGCGGAATCCATACACCGCAGCGAGAAACAGGACTTGGAATCCCTCAAGCTCAATCGACTTTCCTGCGTCTGGCCCTTTGACATGGCGGCAAAACTTGGCGAACTTGAGGATGTGTTCAGCCTTGGCGGGGACGAACTCATAGGGCGCATCCTTGCGCTCAACCATATCCAAGAATCGCTGACAAGCAATCTTGACATCCTCGCAAGCGAGTAGGTCGCCGCGAACTACGGCAGTAGCGTACTTAAACGCAGGCTCAAGCAGTATTGAATAGCTCATCTATGGCAGTGGGTGTGGATGTCTTCTTTGGGCGACCACGGGCCACAAGCGCAAGCTCGGCCAGAATCTTGATTGCTTTGTCGAGACATTCGGTTCTTATCTTGTAATACGGAGAAGTGGCGGGGCCAGAGTTGTAATGCTCAATCATGCCTTGGGTCTGAATCACGCGCTCGGCATCAATCAGACTTTGCATGGTCATCACCAACATTCCCACCAAGGTTTCATCACTCGCGGTCAAAGCGCCTGTGGAGCTTTCCACTTCGCTACGAATCTGAGTCTCAAAAGCAGTCGCGTCCCATGTGTCTGGTTCGCGGATGTAATTGATGATGTGTTTGGGTGCTTTTTTCATGGGAAATTCCCTAAATTCTGTCAAGGAGTATAGCTTACTCCCCCTCCTGACTTTCAATC